TGGTTTCTCCGGTTGCTCGTCAGCAGGTGGAATTGTTTAATCCCGTCATATCTAACGTCATACCTTTATTACTGGAATGGGGAAGAATACCAAAACCGCCACAAGAGTTGGTTGGACTACCGTATTCCATTGAGTATCAAGGTGAGTTGGCAATGGCCATGAAGGAGTTCCAGGCGAGGGGATTCGAGAGAGCAATGGCACTTATGGAGAGGGGCGTAAATGTATTCCCGGAGATTAGCGACCAGATAAATCTCGATAGGGCAATGCCGGACATTCTTACAACTTACGGCATGAAGATTGAACATTTGAATACTCCTGAAGAGAAGGAAGAGATACGGGCTAAACGCGCCGAGCAAGAACAGATGATGAAAGAGATGGCCGAAATGGACGCTCAGTCCAAAGCTTATAAGGATACGCAGAAATCACCGGAAGCAGGTAGTCCGGCAGAACAGATGGCGGGAGTATAATGGATAAGGCGCAGGATTGGCAGAAACTTGTTATCGCCATGAAGCAATTCTTCGGGCATGAGGCGGGAAAGACCGTCTTGGATTATCTGTCTTACCAGTGTTTTGAGAATAGGAATACGTTCGTAGATAATAATGAAGCTAAAAGCAATAGAAATCTCGGCAGACGAGAAATCATCCTTATCATTCGAGATTGGATGTCCAAAAACCCACAAGATATACCGGAAAACTTAAAGGAGAAAACCGATGCCTGACCCAACAGCTATAGTTGCAGAACCAATAACCGAACCAGTTTCTACGGAACCGGCCCCGGCGAGCACGGGCTTACTCGACGCCGATTACAACTTTACCGGGAACTGGAAAGAGCAGTTGCTTGATGATGATATTAGAGGTGAGAAGTTCTTCGATTCCGACTACGCCAAGAACGCAAAGACTCTACTGAAAAAATCGTATCATCAGGAAAAGACTATCGGCCAGTATAAGGCAGGTTTTAAGGGCGTGAAGATACCGGACGAAAAAGCGACTCAGGAAGAAATCGACACTTTCAGGGATGCTACCGGCGTGCCGAAAGAATACGCCTATAGCAAGCCCGATGATGTTGACGAGGACGTTGTAACCTCCGAGTTTATGACCTCTACGATGGAACGGCTTAACAAAGCCAACGTCAGCCAGAAACAGTTTGATGAAGTCATGGACATTTTCGCCAACAGGATACGTGAAATAGAGGCCGCTGGCGTTGAAGAACTCAACGGCAAGACAAAAACGGCAATCGAAAGAGTCCAGAAAGAAGACCCGAAAGGAATCCGAAGAGAACTTGCCACAAAATTCATAACGAAAATGACTGATGTGTGGCCGGCGGAAAAGTACCAGGAGTTATTCGGCACAGAGAATGAAAGCGGCGAAAGAGCGGGCGGTATCAACGTACCGGAATTCGCCTACCTGAGACCTCTATTACTCGATATGTTCGCAACTATCGAGGAAACCTACGCCATACCGACGAGCGCCGCTTTAAGCGATACGACAGAATCCAAATCTGCGAGTATAGAAGACGAACTTAAAACCCTTGAATCCACGCCCGGATTCCTGGAAGGCCGTTTGAGAACTTCGTCAAATCCCGATGACAGGGCTAAACATTTTGAGATTATGAAGAAAAGGAGTGACCTCATTCGGCGACAGACTGAACTGCAAAGTAATGTTCAGAGATAATTGAAGTATGCCGCTAACTCCGAAAAGGAAAGCAGCGGCTGGCGAGCCTGTGAACGCAACGTCCAACAGACGTTAAATGCAGGGTAGACTCCGTAAAAGGCTATTCTCCCGAAAGCGTTGAAACATTTTATTAACATTTTTGGAGAATAGAACTATGGGTGCTTTTAATTTAGACCAGACGTTCATCAAGGAGTACGAGCGCTCTTTCAATCAAGTCTTTCAGCAAAGTGAAAGCGCGCTCAAATCGACGGTTCGCAACGAGCCTCAAGCTTCCGAGAAGCAGAGGTTTACATTTCTCGAACCGACCAGTGGTGTAGTTGACCGGGCAAGACAGTCCGATTCGCCCAATATTCCGACAAGTCACAAGATGCGGTGGAGTTCGCTTCATACGTGGACGTGGAGCGAATTGGTTGACGACATCGATGTTATCAAGACGCTCAGTGACCCGTCCAGTGAGTACCTTGCCAACGCCGTGAATGCCGAGAACAGGTGGGAAGACGAGCTTATTCTCGACAACATTTACAATAGCGTCTATTACGGCAAGGAAGGGACTTCTTCTTTAACGTGGTACGATGTCGCCGAGTGTATCGGGCTTTGTTCCGATGGTACGCGAACGACTGCCGGTAGTCCGTTTACACACACAACCGAAACCGGCCTAACACTAAATAAACTTGCCACTCTTGGCGTTATCATGGGCAATAACAGTGTCCCCGCCGCCGACAGGCATATAGTGGTCAATGAAGACCAGAAATGGTATCTGTTGGGCCATGCAAGGGCGACAAGTGGGGATTATGTCCCCGCCGTTACCGCACTGGTAAATGGTCAGCTTCCAGACAACTACTTCATGGGCTTCCATTTCCACTTCCTGCCGACTGACCGTTTCGTTTTGGATACAGTCGATACGGAAGCAATCAAATGCGCGGCCTTTCATAAGAGTTCGGTTCTAAGAACTTATTCCGGTGGATTGAAGACCAGAATAGCGGAAGAGCCCGGCAAGAACTTTAACGTCAGGGTATGGGCCGAAGCCGTGTCAGGTGGATGCAGGTTGCAGGGTGCGGGGGTTGTTCCCTTCACGCTCGATCCCGACCCGGCAATGAGCATGGCTCTTTAATGTAAGCCTAACGAGGCTTTAACTAAATATATTGGTCTGAGGCTAATATAGGAGAACAAAATGAGTACAGAACAAAATCACTTCGGCACTCGAAATGTAAACGTATGTGTCGAAACGGACGGACGGCCTGTAGAGAATTACCTCTACAAGCAGTCGGCAGCAGCAAAGTTTAGAGCTGGTAAAAGAGTAATGACATGGGATGGCCGGGTGTTCCGGTATGGTACTTCCAAGACGGCGCTTCTCTCCGGGTTCGGAGCGGCTAATTATTTCACGGTAAGCCTGCACGTTACCTATGCGGTGATTCCAACCGCTATCGCAACGGGTCAGGATTGGGCCGATGTTACCGTTTCCGCTTCTATGGGTTACGGTGCGGGCGGTTTCGCAGAAGATGAGCTTGTCGGCGGTTATATAGTCGTCGGTCATGGCGCTTCCAAGGTACAGAACCGCTGTGTTGTGAAGAACCAGGTAATGACCGCCGCCGGTGGTACGATGAGGGTTTGGGTTGACGGCCAGTTCGAGACCGCCGAAACAGTTTCCTCGGACGGTGCGGAATTGTATCCCAATCCATACAAGTATCTCGGCAAGGGTGCTCTTCAGTATCAAGCATTTATGGGTGTGCCTGCGATTAACGTCACAAGTACGTACAGCGCGTTTATGCAGACGTGGGGGCCGTGTTGGATAACTCCGGGCGGTGCCGACGGTACGCCGGGTGATTCCGTCTGTGACAGGATGGTTTACTTTGTTGGTGACGGTTCCGTAAACGGTGGAACGGCTATAGACGAAGAGCAAGGTCATCAACCTGCCGGTTTTATCATTGATACGACAGCAAGCGGTACAGGGGCTTTGCCTTTGGTCATGTTACAGATTACCCCTTGATGTAAGTGCTTGTAGTTAATGAACTTAGGAGATATTTGCTGTGTTTCAAAAAGGTCAACATTATTCGATAGAGACAGAATTTAAGACCATAAATCCTGTTAGTGATTATGGGACAAAATTATGTACTAAATGCGATAGAGAGCTTTCAGTAGAAAGATTTCAAGTTGTAGGTACATATATAATTCCTCATTGTAAGGATTGCCAAGCTGCTTATGCAAGAAAATGGCGGAAAAAGAATCCCCAAAAAGCATATAAGGCAGCAAGGAAGTATAATAGCAAAGAGAGCACCAAAAAGATGCACAACATTTCTCAAAAATGTTACCAAGCAGGTATTTCAAGAAAAGAATACCTTGAAATATTCAGAACGCACAATGGAAGGTGTGATATTTGTGGTGTCTCACATTTGGAATTAAATAGATGTCTGTCTATTGACCATGACCATGTTACCGGTAAATGTCGTGGGTTGTTATGTACTAATTGCAATACAGCATTGGGAAGTTTTAGAGACAATCCGGATATTTTAAGAAATGCTATTGAATATCTCGAAAGATCAAAGATTACCCCTTGATAACTCCATAGCTTGTGGGTGTGTGGG